TAAGTATCAAGTCTCACATCTGCAGCCATTAGGTTTTCTTTCTCTGCTCGTTGATGATCTGCACACAAGTTGCTAGATCGTCTGTCTCGAATGTTATTTGTGGAGGCCAGAACCCTGTCTCAACTAGCAGAGCTGCTAGCTGACGTCGGTGGCCTCCTGCGTAGGGACTGCGGATTCAGTCTCCACAACTTCTAGATCTTCTAACTTTTTGACGAACTCATCAAATGAGACTGGGACCGGGTGACCTTGCTGTTTGCTGGCCTCGTAAGCCATGAACGCTAGATCTTCCATCCCGATCCCATTGCTCAGATCTGATGCTCGTCGTTTGAATTTACGCTCCCACGAAATGATCACAAACAGGTTCGTGATTACTCGGTAAGTCTCACCATCGGTAAGTCGGACGCTAAGTGTAAGTTTCATGGTTCTCCTAGTCGGGATTGGATCAGTTTACGGATTACGGCGTGACGATGTCGCGACCGTAGGTGCCACCCTTGAACACGGCTTCAACGACTGACAGTTCGCCGACGGTTGCGTTAATCGGGGTGACGGTCTCTAGGTAACAACCAGTGAGCGTGTACTCAGGATTCGAAGCGGACTCAGTTGTTCCAGACGGGCTGACAACGATAGTGGAGGCAACACCGAACAAAGTGTTCAAGTATGTTTCTACTTCGGTCGTTCCGTAACCCTGAAACAAGGTCAAGGTCAATTCATTGCTGAACAACCCAGCCGTGAACGTGCGGGAAGTCTGACCGAAGCTCGTATTTTCCAGCGCCTCGGCGGTCAAAGTCAAAACCGCTGCAGAACAGTTGCTGGTGAGCGCAATTGCTGACGGGCTGGTGACATTGACGGTTGGGTTTGATAGGTAAGTTGTGGGCATTGTTTGTCCTTTTATCTGCGGCTTGAGCCGATTCTAATTGTGAGGTCGTAAGCGGGTAGATCTTGCGATCCGATCTGAGCGAGCGTGGGCCGTCCAGATACAACTGCAAGAGAAGAGTTCATCAGTTGGTCCACTACTCCGAGGATGTAGTTTGTCGAGTCGCTGTTGCCGGGTGGCGCGCCCAACACTCGGAGATCAATCGTGACGTCCGCTGTTTGGTTGTTGAACGCAGTGAAAACAGGAAGCTCAATAAAAACAGTGAGAGGTCGAGCGTTACGCGGGTCAGTGACTGGCTTAAGCCCGAGAGCCGTGATCGTTGCTGAGACAGCATCAATCGCGTCCGTGAAGATGCCCGCCATTTCATGCACACTGCGATCGTTTAATGCCGAGTAACTGGTTGACTCGACCCAAGGTCATCAGCGGTGGTCCTGTCATGTCACCAAACGACGCGTAACTGTCCCCAGTGGTCCCGCGTTCACGGTAGAGCCCTGCGGCGTAAAGCGTGGTTCCTAACAGCACTGAACTGTCAGGGACGGTCGTAAGACTGTCGTGGTAACCAGCCTGCACGCGACGCCTGAAACACCAAGCGTTTGCAGCTGCGACACAAGTAGTGAGAAACGCGGTGTCATTTGCCGTGGCCGACGCGATCCCGAGAAACTCTGTCACCGGGGCAACTGATGACAACCAAGTGCAGGACTGGGTCCAAGTTACTGTTCCAGTCGCTGAAGCTCTTTGATAGTTATCGAAGTTTGATTTGACAAGTAGTTGATTCGTGATGGTGACTTCATTATCAAAAATGAAATCACCTTCAAAACCGACACCAACAAACAGAAAAGTAGGGACAGCCTGAACGATGTAAGTCGCATCAAAATCGTTTCCTACTCCTGCAACAACAATCGTTTGACCGATCGTGATATCTGTGGCCTCGAGGGTCTGAATCACGGCGTAGTCGTCTACACGTTGTGCGTGCGTGACGGTGAATACGGCCATGATTCAGATCCTCTCGAAGTTTCCGTCTATCAGACGAAAGCGGCCTTGATGGTGAGGGTTGGGTCAATGACCTTGGATGCCCAGTAGCCACGGAACGCGATTTGGCGTGAGAGCTGTGAGGGCATTTCAACGGAAATTGCACCCTTCGCCATTTCGTAGTTCTCGAGTGCACGGGGGTCAAGGATGGTCATGCCGAGAGCGGTCAAGTTGCGGTCAACGACGACGCGCAAACCGAAAGCAAACGCGCCCTGTGTTGAAGCGACATTGAGTGAACCGTATGCGTTCATTGGGCCCACCTGTGGGAACAACGGACGGTCCGCCGTATCTGACAAACTGCCCATCAACTTCCAGACGTTTGGTGACACAGCCAAGATGGACGGCAAGTTGCCATTGGAGCCAGTCAAGATGTCGGCAGCTGCGGTGTACATCCACTCAACCCAGTAAGCCGGGTCAGCGATTGATGCGTTAGCGAAGTTGTTGCTGTTGGTTGTGCCAGTCTGCAATTCCGAGCAGGCGAGCAAGTCGGTGCGGTCTGCATACACGCGGGCCATGTCGTCAAGCAACGGTCCGAGTGCTTCAGGCTGTGACCAGTCAATTGCGGCTTCGCTGATTTCAACATAGCCACCCTGAATGGTCTTGGTGATTTGAATGTCGTCAATGCCGAAAGCCGACGCGGTGATGGTCGTGTTCTGTGTGGCAGTGCCCACTGAGTTATGGACATTCACTACTGGGCGAATGAAGACTGAGCCTCCCTGAGGCATTGGGCGCAACGTGGTTGCATCAACGAGAGGGCGCGAGCCGACAAACGAGTTGAACACATTTTGAATGATGGGCGTCGGGATCACACCGGGCACATCAGTGGTCGTCACATTGGGAGCTGCGGCGCGAATGTTTTCGTTGAGTTGTGCGAAATCGCTTCCACCACGAACGAATGCTGAGATGTATTCGCTAACGGACGGCAATTTGAATTCGCGCTTGGCGGTTGCATAGATCGGTTGAGTCGCGATTGCGGCTTCAACGCTTGTGGGTTCTGACATGGTTTCATCCTCCTCGGATGGTGTTGTTGGGGTTGTTTCTGTTGGGATTTCTTTTTCGGGTTCGTCGGCCTGAGCCACTAGGTCGCGTATTTCTGCGCCCGAGAACGCTGGCACGGCGACCAAAGACAACTCGACTAGCGAAGCGCGAGTGACGACGGTGGCTTTTAGTTCTTTGTCGTAATACGACTCCTGGACCTCGGCACCAACTGAGACTGCATCGTAAGCACCCGAGCGAATCAGTTCTACGGCGTCCGCGCTGGCTCTCGTTTTTGCGAAGGTTGCGGTGAAGCCTAAGCCCTCTTCAAAATCGGCGAGAGCGTTAACGGTTCCACGCAACTGCGTGAGGTCGTGCCCTTCTATGAGCTTCGCGGCTTTCTGATTGATATCAAAAGCGCCTCGCTCAAATGCCACACGCTGTCCGCCTAAAACGGTCGCGGTGACTGGTGCCCACGGCACTGCAATGCCAGAGATTGACGCAGGTGCGTCCTCTTCTGATTTTGCGAAGTCAACTGTGGGTAGATCGGCTGTAAGTCGAATCATGCCATTTCCTCTGATCTGCGTTCTTCTGCTGACGGTTCGTAAGCAACGCTTGCTAAATCGTTCTCTGCTAAATAGTCGTCAATGTCAAATTCGACATAACGGCCACGGGGCAAAATGTTGTTCATTGACAAGGTTTGTTCAATGCAATCCAAATATTGTTTTGCGCCAAACAAGTAAAGGTCTTGTCGTGCGGACTGTGCGTTTTGGTACGTGTAGCCCTGTACGCCAATGCCCAAAAGGTATGCGGGAATCCCAGTGGCCCGAGACAATTCAAGTGCTTGGAATTGACGCGACTCAATCAGTTGCAACTTGTTCGGGTCACTGGAGAACTCTTTAAAAGTCACGACGCTGTTAAGTGCGCCAATGGCACCAACTTGTCGAGCGTTACGCCAAGCAGCTGCAAGTTCTGAAAGATCCTCGGCTGACATTGGTTCAGATGCGTCGGTCTGCTGAAGCCACCCGGCAGCAATCTCATTAACAGCAAAACGATCCGATGCCTGTTGCAGTTTGATCGCTGTAGCAATTGCGCGGTTGCCCGTATAAAGCAGACCTTGCGACGGTGCCAAGAATTGGATGACGTCATCAGTGTTCAGTTGAACGCCGTTAAACATGATGTCATTGGACGGTCCGAAACGCTGTGCGGTCTGCTGGTCGCCCAGACTGACCATTGCGGCAGGTAGCCATTCAAACGAAAGCGGACGGCCAGTAGCGGACGACCGTGAGGTGACATACCAAAAGCCCTGACCCCACAAAATGAGGTCGGTTACAAGCTGAGAAAAAATGAAGTTTCGAGTCACGCGAGGATCGGGCTGATCCATCCACGACTCGTTTTCTAAATAGATTTCTTCATAATCTTCACCCGTCCATTGGGTGGTGTAATGCTTAAGTTCCAAGCAGCCGACCATTGACGCGATCATCTGAATTGAACGCGAAATGGTCGGCACAGACAGAGCGAGTCGTTGCAACTCCCCGACAGAATACGCGTAGAAATCGCCGATCTGCGCAGCTGAACCAGCCGCTGCCTGAACGGGAGCAGACGCAAACGCGGGGGTCGCATTAACTTTCTTGCTACCGAAAAGAGCCATCGCTCCCGAGTCTCTCACAGATATTTCTTGTATGTAAGTACCCCTACCCGAAAGCAAAAGCGGCTTTGTTAGACCTGACTGGTTTGGACGCAAGCATGATTCCCCACACTGCGCACCGGGCTAACTCAATCGGTCCGGGTGACTTCTGCGAACTGAGCACAATGGACCCGCCAGTTTTCACGGCGACGGCTCGGGCGAGATGTTCGGCTAGTGCAATGTCGCCAGTGTGGTTGACGCGATCCTCCACGATCATGGCGCGACAAGCTGCAGTCCATTTGAGTAACTCGGCGTAGCCGACGATTTGCATCCGACGACGCAAGTCTGGGGGACAGTGAATTTCTAGCGATGGGGTGACCGCAAGTTTGACGGTTTGGTCGTGCATGATTCGCACAACTTCTTCCCACATTTGTGCAGCTGACTCGACAACGAACGCGACCGAGACGATGACGCGACCGTCGTCAAAAGCGGTTGAGATTCCGACGTACCGAGAGTCATCTACGCTTGAGTCAATGGTGAGCCACTGGGTCGGTGGTGCTGGTCGGTCGGATTTGCGGTCGTTCCATAAGTTGATTGGCAAATAAGAGTTTGTCGAATCCACCCACAGATTGAGGTGGCCACGAATGAACGCTTGACGGTTCGGCGAGTCGTAAGCCAACTCCAAAGCTTTGGCCGTGATTGTCGTTCCTAACGCTGGGTTTGCCCATCCCCAGTGCGACCGATCTTCAAGACTGACACCGGGTGGAAGTGACCACTCAGCGAAATAGAGCGCCGTTGGTTGACCTGAGTCAATTGCTGAGATGCCCTGTTCTCTTAGTTGCAGGAGGACGGTACTGCCCTGATCGCCCGCTGTGCTGAAGAGCATCATCATGGGATTCTTGACCGCGATCTGTGAAGGCCGTAAAGCTGTGAACACGACCTCGGGGCTTATGTCCCAGACTTCGTCCACTAGCAAAACTGACGCAGTCATACCGTGCGCGTGAGCTGACGCCGCGACAACCGAGATGCTCGAGCCGTCAGGGAAGTTGATGCGTTCGTCACCGTTCTGCCAACGAACTTTGCACTCAAACTTCTCGTCAAGGTCGCGGACGACATCACGAAACAAGGCCATGCTCCGACGCTTTTGGTTGGCCACAATGACGATCGTCTGAGGCTCGCGACGTGCAGCTGCATACTCGGTAGCCATAAACCCAGCGACCGCCCGCATCACAAGACTCTTGCCGTTCTGTCGGGCCGTACTGATACAAGCCTCACGAAACACAAAGTCGCCGTCGGCATCCACAGTCAACGCGTCGTTCACGATCCGTTTCTGCCACTCCATCAGAT